GATAAGAATATTATTCTTTTGTTTTATACTTTATATGGTATAATATTGTTTAACTTTCAAGCAAACACTAAGCACTACCTAGCAATCTCTAATGCAGAAAACTATTATGAACATACAACTAATAAAATCATTAGAATATTCTAGGAAGAAAGACTAACAATATTCTGGATACTGGTATAACAATAATATGGCTCAAAAAGGCAAAGTTTCTGTTGACTCAGAAGAAGAAATTAGACTGATAGAGAAAGAATTGGAGGAAGAACTACGCTATGCTGTAGCTTCTGCCAAGGGAATCGTACCTGCTGACGCAGTAATTAAGATTGAACGCAAAAAAGGAAGACCAACAGGTGGATTGTCAGCAGAATCTAAGAAAGCTGGTGGTAAAAAGTCCCGAATCAAGCGTGGACAGACCTATAAACCTACAGATGATGACTATTCTAAGGTAGAAGAGATGGTTTGCATAGGCTTGGACCAGCATACTATATCAAAGATTATGGGTATTTCTAATGCTACCCTCAGTAAATATTTTTCACATAATTTACTGGTAGGAAGAGAGAAAAGGACTGCGAGAGTTGCAGGCGTAGCATATGAAATGGCTGTGTCAGGCGAATCTCCGAGTATGACAACCTTTTGGTTAAAGACTCAGGCAGGCTGGTCTCCGAAACACACTGTTGTAGTGGAAGATAGAACATTTGACATTAAGTGGGCAGCGGATGCAGCAGATATTGCAGACGCTAACCAACAATTAAGGGATGAAGACGAAAAATTACACTAATGCTTTCTAGGTTACACGCTCGTTTGAAAAATAAGTTAATAGAGGAAGATAAGTTATCCGACAAAGTAGCCGAGAATCTTAGTAAGTTGATATTAGTTAAGAAGGGACACTTGAATAAGGATGGAACAACAAGAGAAGCGAAAAGAAATAGTAATTCCGTACACACCTAGGGAATTACAGAATGAAATACATAATAACTTGGACAGATTTAATGTTGTTGTTTGTCATCGTAGGTTTGGTAAAACAGTATTTGCTATCAATCAGTTGATTAAGAGTGCTGTAGAGGATGTTATAAAAGGTAAGCCAGCACCAAGGTATGCCTACTTAGCACCACTATTCAAGCAGGCTAAGACAGTTGCTTGGGATGAATTGAAGAGATTATGTAGTGTATTTCCAGAAGTAAAGTTTAATGAAGCGGAACTGAGAGCCGACTTTATGGGAGCTAGGATACAGCTCTACGGTGCAGATAATTATGATACTCTCAGAGGAATTTATTTAGACGGAGTTGTGCTCGATGAATTTGCTCAGATGAACCCAAAGATGTTCTCTGAAGTAATAAGACCATCTCTATCTGACAGGAAGGGGTATGCCATATTTATTGGCACACCAAAGGGAAAGAATGATTTTTATGATTTATACCACTCAGCACCGGATAGAAAGGGATGGGCGAGATTCTTATATAAGGCGAGTGAAACAGGGATATTAGATGATGAAGAATTGGTACTTGCGAAACAAGATATGGCAGAAACTGAATTTGAACAAGAATACGAGTGTTCTTGGTCTGCTGCACTTAGAGGTGCGTATTATGCTAAAGAGGTTGAAACTTGCTATGAAGAAGACCGTGTGGGGAAAGTCCCTTATGACCCTTCTAAACAGGTAATAACAAGCTGGGACTTAGGCGTATCTGACGCAACCTCAATTTGGTTTGCACAATTTGTAGGAAAGTCAGTACACCTTATAGATTATTTTGAGAGTTCAAACGAAGGATTGCCTTTCTATATAGATGTATTGAATAAGAAAGGATATAGGTATGGTGCTCATATTGCACCACACGATATAGTAGTTAGGGAATTTTCTACTGGAAAGAGTAGAAGAGACTTAGCCTTTGACTTAGGAATTGATTTTCAAGTCGCACCTAAGTTAAAAGTAATGGATGGTATTGATGCCACCAGAACTTATTTGAATAAATGCTGGTTTGATGAAGAAAAGACTAAGAAGGGATTAGAAGCCTTACTTCAATACAGAAGCAGCTATGATGACAAAAAGAAAATCTGGTCGCAGAAGCCAGTCCACGATTGGACTTCACACGCCAGCGATGCCTTTAGGTACTTAGCTATAACGGATGTAGTATTTACTGGTAATGATAGTGTCTGGGGAAAGGAACTACCTAAGACTGATTTGAGTTGGATAATATAAGAGGAGAATATTATGGCAATTAACCCTATATGGTTAGAGAATGTTATTAAAGAGATGGCACAGGACATCAAGGATTTGAAAGAGATTATGAAAGCAGTCAACAGTCCGCCACCTAGAAAAGAAACCAAGTACCCAATTAATAAAGGTAAATAATTTATGGCGAAGTCCAAGAAAATGACAGAGCGTGAGCTGGCTGCTCACCTAGAGGGCGAGATTTCATCCTCTCTAGGATACCTAGATGGCAAACTTACTACACAACGCTCGGATGCACTAGACCGCTACTACGGTAAGAAGTATGGTAATGAGCAGGAAGGCAGAAGCCAGATTGTTACTAGGGATGTGGCAGATGTAATTGAATGGATTATGCCTAGTCTTATGAAGATATTTACTGGTGGCGATAAGGTTGTTAAGTTTGAGCCTGTAGGACCAGAAGATGTCGAGATGGCAAAGCAGTCTACGGATTATGTCAATCACGTCATTATGCGTCAGAATCCCGGATTTAGTATTATATACCAGTGGTTCAAGGATGCACTGCTACAAAAGAATGGTATAGTAAAGCATTACTGGGATGATACCAGTGAGACATTAAGAGAAGAGTACAAGAACTTAACGGAAGAAGAGTTCACCGCCCTCTTAATGGATGATAGTGTAGAGGTAAAACAACATACAGAAAATGGTGGTGATGTAGCTGAGGATGTTATTTCTCTACAGCCACAGCAAATAACACACGATGTTGTAGTTTCAAGAACATATGATGATGGACAGGTAAGGATAGAGCCTGTACCGCCAGAAGAATTTTTAATTAATAAATATGCTAAGACAATCGAGGATGCTCGCTTTGTCGGTCATAGAGTCAAGAGAACCAAGTCTGAATTATTAGAACAAGGCTACCCTAAATCAAAAGTAGAGAAAGCCTTTACTAATGATGAAGCCGATTATAAAGCAGAAAGACTTGCCAGATTTAACCACGAACAAAGTTCAGCACCAGAAGGTGATATTGATGAGGGTATCTGGATAACAGAGTGTTATGTCAGGGTAGATTTTGACAATGACGGTATTGATGAATTAAGAAAAGTAACGAAGGTTGGAGATGAATTGTTTGACAATGAGGCTGTGGATAGTGTTCCCTTCTCCTCCCTTACACCTATCCCAATGCCTCATAAGTTCTACGGTCTGAGTATTTATGACTTAATCTCCGACCTTCAACTAATTAAGACTACCTTAATGCGTAACTTATTGGATAATATGTATCTAACAAACAATGGGCGTTATGAAGTAGTCGAAGGACAAGCTAATTTAGATGACCTAATGACTTCAAGACCGGGTGGTATTGTAAGAGTAAGGACTCCGGGTGCTGTTAATCCTTTAGCAACACCTCAACTGGACCAGAACTCTTTTAGTATGCTCGGTTACTTGGACAGCATTAGAGAAGAACGTACCGGTGTCAATAAGAATGGTATGGGTCTGTCTGAAGGTGCTTTGAAATCTCATCAAACTGCTACAGGTATTGGTCAAGTAATGACCGCAGCACAGCAGAAGATTGAACTGATTGCAAGAATATTTGCAGAAACTGGTATGAAACATCTGGCAAAATCTGTATACCAACTGGTACAGAAATATGAAAAGCCAGAGAAAATTGTAAGACTTAATAACAAATGGATAACAATGTATCCATCAGAGTGGAGAGAGTCTTTGGATTGTACTGCACAAGTCGGACTAGGATTTGGTAATAAAGATATGAACCTTATGCACCTAGGAAGACTAGCACAGACGATACAGATGATTGCACAACACCCAGCAGCAGGTATGTTGCTCAAGCCTAAGAATGTATATAACTTAGTAGCAGAGCAGATAAGAGCTATGGGTATGAAGAATGTGGATGATTTTATTACAGACCCCGGAGACCAAGATGTTCCACAAAATCAAGGTCCTTCACCAGAAGAACAAGCCAAGCAGCAAGAGGCACAACTCAAGGCTAAAGAACTTGAAGTTAAGATGCAGAAGATACAGCAAGAGTCTGCACTTAGACAACAAGAGATGCAACTAGATGCTCAGATTGCACAACAAGACTTAGAGTTGAAGAAAGCAGAAGCTCAAGTCGAGATGCAAATTAAGGCACAAGAATTGGAAATTAAGAAAGCAGAACTTGCACTTAAGCAACAGGAACTTGTACTAGAAAGGGAGCAGGAAAGACCAGTGGCTATTGGTGATACCTGAATAAACTATGGGTAAGAAGAAGGGAGAAGAACTGCAAAGAGCAGATGAAGCAAAACGATTGTTGGATACTCCTCTATTTAAAGAGTCGTTTACAACAATCAGAGAAGAATTAATTAAACATCTCTTGAATACTAGAGTTGCCGAGGAAGTAGAAAGAGATAGATTATACATAACAATTAAAGCACTGGACCTGGTTGAACAACATATAAGGTCTGTGTTTGAAACTGGCAAACTTGCAGAGAAGGAGCAAGAAGAATTTATTAACTAAGTGAGAGGAGTAACCTATGGGTTCTGAAGAGAATAACCAAGAAGGTAGATTTGAAAGAGCAAAAGCAGGTTCTAGTGAAGAAACTGCAAATACAATCCTTAACATGT